AGCCAGCAAATTAAAAATTTCACTGAATAAATGTTCGCAAAAAGGCGCAATTAACGGCATTAATGCCGCCATTAAAGAGATACCGACAGTCAGAGTTAATGGAAATCCAATAACAAAAATGGATAATTGCGGGGCCATACGATTAAGTAAGCCTAATGCCAGATTCAGGGTCAGCAGCAGAGTAATGAGCGGTAATGCCAGCATCAGCACGTTAAGGAAAATCAAACTCCCTGCTTTGGTGAGTGCCAGAAACGCATTGCTGTTCAACGGTTCGCCACCAATCGGCAGGGTGTGAAAGGTATCGACTAGCAGTGAAATCAACCATAAATGACCGTTAAATGTCAGGAACAGCAGTAACGCCAGCATATCCATGATACGCGCTAAAACGGGCATATTAAGATGGCTGGCCGGATCGACAAATGTCGCAAATGACAGCCCCATTTGCAGACCGATAATTTCGCCAGCGGTTCGCACAGCGGCAAAGGCAAATTGCATGGTAAAACCAAGCGCAATACCGATCAGGATCTGCTGTACGGCCAGCCACAGAGCAAAGAACGAAAAAACAGGAACATCGTTGGCAGGTAATGATGGGGCAATTTCTTGAACATCGGTCATCAGAAGGACATCCGGTCATTGTTTCTAACAGTGACACATCCCTGATCCGTTCGCTGTATCGCAATTTTACTCACCACTACATCAAGGCAAAACGCAGCATCGGTGTGGCAGCTGGCGAGGGTAAATCAGCAACAGAAATCATTGCTGTTTCCGGGCCGCGCTGCTGGGTGGGATTTGATTATTCGCGTGGCGTGGATAGTTCTGCCGTGTACGGAGTACGTGCATGAGTCATGCCGATATGAACAACTGCTGCGGCTTTAACGAAGCTGCCGCATCGTTCTCATGGAACAGCCCGAAAAAGGCCATTAACCCTTATCTGGACCCGGCGGAAGTTGCGCCGGTTTCTGCGCTTTCAAACCTGATCACTCTGTACGCTACTGATAACGAGCAGGAACAACTGCGCCGCGAGGCACTGAGTGATCAGGTCTGGGAGCGTTATTTCTTTAATGAATCCCGTGATCCTGTCCAACGCGAAATGGAGCAGGATAAGCTCATTAGCCGGGCAAAGATGGCGCATGAGCAGCAGCGTTTTAATCCGGACATGGTCATTCTGGCCGACGTCAACGCCCAGCCTTCCCATATCAGCAAGCCGCTGATGCAACGTATTGAATATTTCAGCAGCCTGGGCAGGCCAAAGGCTTATTCCCGCTATTTGCGTGAGACGATTAAGCCATGTCTGGAACGACTGGAGCATGTACGCGACAGCCAGCTATCTGCATCTTTTCGTTTTATGGCAAGCCATGAAGGGCTGGACGGTCTGCTGATCCTGCCTGAAATGAGTCAGGATCAGGTGAAACGCCTGTCTACCCTTGTCGCTGCGCATATGAGCATGTGTCTTGATGCCGCTTGTGGTGATTTGTACGCCTCCGATGATGTTAAGCCAGAAGAAATCCGCAAGACATGGGAAAAGGTGGCTGCAGAAACCCTGCGACTGGATGTCATACCGCCTGCGTTTGAGCAACTCCGCCGGAAAAGAAACCGCCGCAAACCTGTGCCCTATGAACTCATTCCGGGTTCGCTGGCGCGTATGCTGTGCGCCGACTGGTGGTATCGGAAATTATGGAAGATGCGTTGCGAATGGTGGGAAGAGCAGTTGCGTGCTGTCTGCCTGGTCAGCAAAAAAGCATCTCCCTATGTCAGCTATGAAGCCGTGATGCATAAACGTGAGCAGCGCCGTAAGTCGCTGGAGTTTTTCCGTTCTCATGAACTGGTGAACGAAGACGGCGACACGCTGAACATGGAGGATGTGGTAAACGCCAGCAGCAGCAACCCGGCGCATCGCCGCAATGAGATGATGGCCTGTGTTAAAGGCCTGGAGCTTATCGCGGAAATGCGTGGTGACTGCGCCGTTTTCTACACCATCACCTGTCCGTCACGTTTCCATTCCACGCTAAATAACGGCAGGCCAAACCCGACCTGGACCAACGCGACAGTAAGACAAAGCAGCGATTATCTGGTCGGCATGTTTGCTGCATTTCGTAAGGCTATGCACAAAGCCGGGTTGCGCTGGTATGGCGTGCGGGTGGCTGAGCCGCATCATGACGGCACAGTTCACTGGCACCTGTTGTGTTTCATGCGTAAAAAAGACCGCCGCGCCATTACTGCATTGTTGCGTAAGTTTGCCATCCGTGAAGACCGCGAGGAGCTGGGCAATAACACGGGGCCACGCTTTAAGTCTGAGCTGATAAACCCGCGCAAAGGTACGCCAACAAGCTACATCGCGAAATACATCAGTAAGAACATTGACGGGCGTGGTCTGGCTGGCGAGATCAGCAAGGAAACGGGTAAATCCCTGCGTGATAACGCTGAATACGTTAATGCCTGGGCGTCTCTGCATCGTGTTCAGCAATTCCGCTTCTTTGGCATGACGTGCTGATGTACGTGATGCTGTGGCGCATTGATGCCGGAGATTATGCCGGGGCGCTGGAGATCGGGCGTCATGCCCTGCGTCATGGCTGGGTGATGCCGCTGGGTAACCGCAATGTGCAGACCGTGCTGGCAGAGGAAATGGCAGACGCGGCGCAGAGCGCAATGCTTGCCGCCACCGGCTTTGATGCCGATCTGTTGTTGCAGACGCTGGAGCTGACAGACGGTCTGGATATGCCGGACCAGTCACGGGCGCGTCTGCATAAAGCGATTGGCGCTGTCCTGAGTGAAAGCAATCCGGCTTCTGCCCTTAACCATCTCAACCATGCGTTACAGCTCGATCCCCGCTGTGGCGTGAAAAAAGACAAACAGCAGCTGGAGCGCAGACTGCGCAATGACAGCCGCTGACAGAACGTGCCCCCGCGCACGGGCGGCACGGGGTGGCGAAAGGCTCTACCACATCAAAACCCCGTCCACCGCCCTTTATTTCAGGAGAAAGCAGCATGAAGTTTGTTGCGCCAGAACAGGCACCGGAACAGGCGGAAATCATCAGAAACACGCCGTTCTGGCCTGATGTGGACCTGTCGGAGTTTCGCAGCGTGATGCGCACTGACGGCACGGTGACGCAGCCGCGTTTAAAGCAGGTTGCGCTGAAGGTGTACGCGGATGATCAGATGGCAAAACATCTTGCCGCACCGGACCCGCATTCACAGTACGCGCCAAAAGCCAGCCCGACATTTACCGGAACCCCCAAAGCGCCAACGCCAGCGGCGGGGAATAATACCACGCAGGTTGCGACCACTGCGTTTGTACAGGCGGCACTGACGGCCCTTATTAATGGTGCGCCAGCCACGCTGGACACGCTGAAAGAAATAGCCGCAGCCATTAACAATGATCCGAATTTCAGTACCACCATTAACAATGCGCTGGCACTAAAAGCACCGTTGTCGAGTCCGGCACTCACCGGAACGCCAACAGCCCCCACGGCGGCACAGTCGGTCAACAATACACAGATTGCCACCACGGCATTTGTGAAATCGGCGATTGCGGCAATGGTGGGTTCTGCACCTGCGGCACTGGATACACTGAACGAACTGGCGGCAGCGCTGGGGAATGACCCGAACTTTGCCACGACAATGCTTAATGCGCTGGCAGGTAAACAACCGCTGGACAATACGCTGACTAATTTGAGTGGAAAGGATGTAGCTGGTCTTCTCACATACCTTGGTTTGGGAGAAGCGGCAAAAAGGGATGTTGGGATTGGGGCAAATCAGATCCCTGATATGAGCAAATGGACATCGCTGAAAGCAGATTACGGGTGGCGGTTGACGCCAGATGGATTTCTTGAGCAATGGGGGCGCGGTAATTATGGAAACGGCGATGGAGATTTTGTCATCCCATTCCCGAACCGTTGTGCGTTCGTTTTAATTAGCTCGGATCCGAATGACACGTCATATGCCGAGATTTCACAGGCATTCCCTGTCAGCAACTCAAAATTCAGGGTTGGCTGCGCAACGGCAGAGGGTAATAACGTTAATCCGGCAAATTTGACATGTAACTGGTATGCGAAGGGATGGTGATAATGAATATTTACTTTTATAGCGCGACAACGAATCAATTTTATCCGGCAGTATTACTCAATGCATACCGTTCAAATGGCATTCTGCCTGATGATATTAAGCCCGTCGATGACGATATGGCTCTGAAGTTTTTAGGGACGCCTCCGGAGGGAATGAAACGAGCGGCGGGTAGCAATGGGCTACCCACGTGGGTAATGGTAAGCTAGACGTACAGTTCAGGCCAATTGATATCCGGCGCGGTGCTGGTATCAGTTGCCGTCACCGCGTCAATGTAATCCAGCGCAGCGTTAAGTCGGGCGGTTTCTGCCTGCGTCAGATTCCGTCCGGCCCGTAATTTCAGCTGAATCAGACTAATGGAAGCCATTGCAGCATCAATCAGTGACTGGCGTTGGATTTCTGCCGCGTCCACTGCGGCGCTATATTGTGCCTCGGTATCCGTCACCCATTTCTCACCATCCCATTTATCATATGGCGTTAACGGGGCGATAGTGGTTGTATTTTCAGGGTAATCACCCAGAGCTGTGATTTCTTTCGATTCTCCTGTTTCGGTGCTATAGATGATTTCACCGCGATGGTCTGGTACATATTCCCATGAGTTAAAATCTGCAGAACGGCAGATTGCATAACCAGCTTTATGTGTAACTGGTGCATCTAAACAAGAACATGCCGGGATACCGACGCCAACGGCAAGATATTCTGTTGATGATGAAATGTATTCCCGTGTCGTGTTGTCATAGTTATAGACGGTAATATCACCCGCTACTGTGGCAATAAATTCACTGTTTAATTTTGCCTGTGTCATTATGCAGCCCTCACGATGTAGTTAAATGCAATGTTGCGGGGGCGTGTTTCTCCCGATACTCTTGGAACCCCACCGTTAAATGCATGGACTGAAATCGCATTGATTAAGTCAGCATCTCCAGTGAAATCAGCGCCGCCATCGGGAACTGGAATATTTCCCCCGTTTGCGCCAACAGATCGCAACCTTATCGACTTATGGCCGTGGTCTTGTAATGTGTCACTCTGAGAGGACAGGATACTTCTTCCATTATCAACCCCGCGCCCATCATCCCATCCACGAATAAACTCACCACGTAAATCAGGCAATTTATTTGTCGGATAAGCCTTGGCCAGTTCCGGGTATTCTTCTGCAGAAAAAGGCGCACCATTGCATTTCAGCCAGCCTGTTGGCGGTGTGGCTGAAGGCCATGGAACAGGCACACCAACAGGTAATGCAGAGCCTTCTCCCAAACCAACGTTTATGAAAATGCAGAGATAACGGCTAACTGGCATCATCTCCGGTTTTTATTCAGGGGGATGATCATGCTTATTGGTTATGTACGCGTGTCAACAAATGACCAGAACACCGATTTGCAACGCAATGCACTGAACTGTGCGGGATGTGAGCGGATTTTTGAGGATAAAATCAGTGGCACCAAGTCCGACAGACCGGGGCTGAAAAAGCTGCTCAGGACACTATCGGCAGGAGACACGCTGGTTGTCTGGAAGCTGGACAGACTGGGGCGCAGTATGCGGCATCTTGTTACGCTGATAGAAGAGCTGCGCCAGCGTGGCGTGAATTTCCGAAGCCTGACTGACAGTATTGATACCAGCACCCCAATGGGCCGTTTCTTTTTTCATGTCATGGGTGCCCTGGCTGAAATGGAACGCGAACTGATAGTTGAACGTACCAGGGCGGGGCTGGCTGCAGCTCGTGCTAAAGGCAGAGTAGGTGGACGCCGTCCTAAGTTGACCAGCGAACAGTGGGCACAGATTGGGCGTTTACTCGAGGCCGGAGAATCAAGACAGCGTATTGCACTGATTTTTGATGTAGGCGTTTCTACCATTTATCGAAAATTTCCGGCAAATAAGAACAATAAATCTCCCTGAATCAGCTTTATTTTGATTATCCCTGAAAGCAGACAAATACCGTCATTTTGTGTGAATAACGGTACAACTGCGCTTAGCTGTTTGTCAGGCACAATCACTTCAACATAGGGCGAAGCCTAATCCAATCAGGAGGTTCGCCACTATGGCTCAGGATTACCACCACGGGGTGCGCGTTGTTGAAGTCAACGAAGGCACCCGATCCATTACCACGGTGAGCACCGCCATCGTGGGTATGGTCTGCACGGGCGATGATGCCGATGCAAAAATGTTTCCTCTTAATAAACCCGTGCTGATCACTGATGTGCTGACTGCCAGCGGTAAAGCGGGTGAGTCAGGCACGCTGGCTCGTTCGCTGGATGCCATCGCTGACCAGGCAAAACCCGTGACCGTTGTTGTGCGTGTGCCGCAGGGTGAAACGGAAGAAGAAACCACGACCAATATCATCGGAGCAGTGACCGCTGAAGGTAAAAAAACAGGCATGAAAGCCCTGTTATCTGCCCAGTCACAGCTCGGCGTTAAACCGCGCATTCTCGGCGTGCCAGGTCACGACACGAAGGCGGTAGCTACTGAGTTGCTGAGCGTGGCGCAAAGCCTGCGTGGATTTGCTTACCTGTCAGCGTATGGTTGCAAGACAGTGCAGGAAGCAATCACTTACCGTGAAAACTTCAGTCAGCGTGAAGGAATGCTGATCTGGCCCGACTTTACTGGCTGGGACACGGTGCTGAATGCCGAAGCAACGGCTTATGCCACCGCCCGTGCGCTTGGTCTGCGCGCCAAAATTGACGAGCAGACCGGATGGCACAAAAGCCTGTCCAACGTGGGCGTTAACGGTGTCACCGGAATTTCTGCTGATGTGTTCTGGGATCTGCAGGACCCGGCAACCGATGCGGGACTGCTGAACCAGAACGACGTCACCACCCTTATCCGCAAAGACGGTTTTCGCTTCTGGGGTTCCCGCTGCCTGAGTGATGACCCGCTCTTTGCCTTCGAAAACTACACCCGCACGGCGCAGGTGCTGACGGACACGATGGCAGAAGCGCACATGTGGGCGGTGGATAAACCGCTGAATCCGTCGCTGGCCCGCGACATTATCGAGGGTATCCGCGCCAAAATGCGCAGCCTGGTCAGTCAGGGCTATCTCATTGGTGGTGATTGCTGGCTGGATGAGTCGGTGAACGACAAAGACACGCTGAAAGCCGGAAAACTCACCATCGACTACGACTACACGCCAGTGCCGCCACTTGAAAACCTGATGCTGCGTCAGCGCATCACCGATCAGTACCTGGTGAATTTCTCCAGCCAGGTCAGCGCGTAAGGGGACAACATGGCTTTACCACGCAAATTAAAACACCTGAACCTGTTTAATGACGGGAACAACTGGCAGGGGATCGTTGAGTCGCTGACGCTGCCGAAATTTACCCGCAAATATGAGAAGTATCGCGGCGGCGGAATGCCGGGTGCAGTGGATGTGGATCTGGGGCTGGATGACGGCGCACTGGATACGGAATTTTCCATTGGTGGTACTGAACTGCTGCTGTTTAAGCAGATGGGCAAAGCCACGGTGGATGGTATCCAGTTGCGCTTTACCGGCTCTATCCAGCGTGACGATACCGGGGAAGTGCAGGCCGTGGAGCTTGTGGTGCGTGGACGTCACAAAGAAGTGGATTCCGGCGAGTGGAAGACGGGTGAAAGCAACACCACCAAAGTGACCAGTACCAACAGCTACGCGAAGCTGACTATAAATGGTGAGGTGCTCTATGAAGTGGACCTTATCAACATGGTGGAAATTGTGGACGGTGTGGACCTGATGGAAGCGCACCGCAACGCCCTCGGCCTCTGATGTATCTGAACGGCGCGGGATACCGCGCCAGAACCCAATTTACAGGACAGCAAAATGAGCGATAAGCAGACTGAAAAGACTATTCAACTGGATACCCCCATCAAGCGCGGTAAAACAGAAATCACCGAAATTGTGCTGCGTAAACCGCAGTCCGGTGCGCTGCGCGGTACGCGCCTGCAGGCCATTATGGATATGGATGTGAACGCGATGATGACCGTGATCCCCCGCATCTCCAGTCCGGCACTGACTGCACAGGAAATTGTAGAGATGGACCCGGCAGATCTCACTGCCATGTCGGTTGAGGTTGTCACTTTTTTGTTGAAGAAGTCGGTGCTTGCCGGTTTACCGACAGCCTGACGGTTGACGATCTGGTGGCTGATATCGCCACCATCTTTCACTGGCCGCCATCCGTTACTGACGTTATGCCGCTGACGAAGGATGCGATGGGAACTATCCAGCGCGTACTGGAGAAGGTGAACGCACTGCCGCAGGATAAGCGCCTGTCTGCCATGACCATGTTGTTTGGTAAAGAGTTTGGCGATGATGCGGCGAAACTGGCAAACAACCTGCCGGAACTGCAGCGCCAGCTAAAACTGACAGCGGGCAATGATGCGCTCGGTTCGATGCAGAAAGAATCCGACATTAACAAGGACTCACTTTCTGCGCAGTGGTTGCTGGTCAAAACCGGAGCGCAGAACACCTTCAGCAGCCTGGGCGAAACGCTGCGCCAGCCGCTGATGGATATTCTGTACACGGTGAAAAGCATCACGGGGGCGTTGCGTCGCTGGGTAGAAGCTAACCCTGAACTGACGGGCACACTGATGAAAGTAGCCGCGGTTGTGGCTGCTGTTACTGTGGGCCTCGGCACCCTGGCTGTGGTGTTGGCTGCTGTGCTGGGGCCGCTGGCAGTCATCCGTCTGGGATTCTCTGTGCTGGGTATCAAAACGTTACCTTCCGTTACGGCAGCAGTAACGCGAACCAGCAGCGCGTTGTCCTGGTTGGCTGGCGCACCACTTGCACTGCTGCGACGCGGGCTTGCTTCATCGGGCAACGCCGCAGGTTTACTTACTGCGCCGTTGTCGTCTTTGCGCCGCACGGCATCACTGACGGGAAATGTCCTGAAAACTGTAGCAGGTGCGCCGGTTGCACTTTTGCGGTCTGGATTATCCGGTTTACGTGCTGTTGCTGTGATGTTTATGAATCCTCTGGCGGTACTGCGCGGTGGACTGGCCTCCGCAGGCACGGTGCTGCGAGTACTGGCATCTGGTCCACTGGCGATGCTGCGCGTTGCCCTGTATGCCGTATCTGGTCTGTTAGGTGCTCTGCTCAGTCCGATAGGTCTTGTGGTTACTGCACTGGCGGGCGTGGCGCTGGTTGTCTGGAAATACTGGCAACCCATCACCGCATTTCTTGGTGGCGTAGTGGAAGGATTCAAAGCGGCGGCAGGTCCCGTCAGTGCAGCATTCGAACCGCTTAAGCCCGTGTTCCAGTGGATTGGCGACAAAGTACAGGCGCTGTGGGGCTGGTTTACTGATCTGCTGACGCCCGTTAAGTCGACCTCTGCCGAACTGCAGAGTGCAGCGGCAATGGGGCGACGATTCGGGGAGGCACTGGCGGAAGGGCTGAATATGGTCATGCATCCGCTGGACTCCCTGAAATCCGGCGTTTCCTGGTTGCTGGAGAAACTCGGCATTGTCAGTAAAGAGGCTGCAAAGGCGAAACTGCCGGAAAGCGTGACGCGTCAGCAACCTGCGACGGTGAATGCAGACGGTAAAGTGATGATGCCACCGGGTGGTTTTCCGTCATGGGGATATGGCTTTGCGGGGATGTATGACAGCGGCGGCTATATCCCGCGCGGGCAGTTTGGCATCGTCGGTGAAAACGGGCCGGAAATTGTTAACGGCCCGGCAAATGTGACCAGCCGGAGAAATACAGCTGCACTGGCTGCCGTTGTTGCCGGAATGATGGGCGTTGCTGCCGCGCCTGCAGAGCTTCCACCATTGCATCCTTTGGCACTTCCCGCGAAAGGCGGCGAAGCGATGGTGAGTCGTGCAGCCACTGTACCGCCCGTTCACCGGATTGAGGCACCGACGCAGATCATCATTCAGACGCAGCCAGGACAAAGTGCGCAGGATATTGCGCGGGAGGTGGCACGCCAGCTTGATGAACGTGAACGCAGGCTGAAGGCAAAAGCCAGGAGTAACTACAGCGATCAGGGGGGATACGACGCATGATGATGGTGCTGGGATTGTACGTGTTTATGCTGCGCACCGTTCCGTATCAGGAACTGCAGTATCAACGCAGCTGGCGACATGCGGAAAACAGCCGGGTAAACCGTCGTCCGTCCACGCAATTTCTGGGACCGGACAACGACATGCTGACGCTTTCTGGTGTTCTTATGCCGGAGATAACGGGCGGCAGGCTGTCGTTGCTGGCTCTGGAGCAGATGGCAGAACAGGGAAAAGCATGGCCCCTGATTGAAGGCAGCGGCACGATTTACGGCATGTATGTGATTGAGGGACTGAATCAGACTAAAACGGAGTTTTTCCGCGATGGTATGCCGCGCCGGATTGAGTTTACCCTGTCGCTCAAACGGGTGGATGAATCCATGTCCGATATGTTCGGTGATCTCAGTGCGCAGCTGAATAATTTGCAGGATACGGCAACGTCTGCCTTAAGCGATATCAGTAAAACGGTGGGAGGGCTGCTGTCGTGAATTTCAGCTCTGAACTGCTTAACAAAGGCAACAAAACTCCCGCATTCAGCATCAGTATTGAGGGGAAGGATATCACCACTGTGCTGGACAAACGCCTGATGGGGCTTACGCTGACGGATAACCGAGGCTTTGAAGCGGACCAGCTTGATCTGGATCTGGACGACGCCGACGGAAAAATCGTGCTGCCGCGCCGTGGTGCGGTCATTACGCTGGCGCTGGGCTGGAAGGGGCAGCCGCTTTTCCCGAAAGGGGCATTCACGGTGGACGAGATTGAACACACTGGCGCACCGGACCGCCTGACTATCCGGGCGCGAAGTGCTGATTTTCGGGAAACGCTGAATACCCGCCGTGAAAAATCGTGGCATAACACCACCATCGGGGAAGTGGTGAAGGAAATAGCCGCGCGGCACAAGCTGAAGATGGCACTGGGTAAAGACCTGTCGGATAAGCCCGTGGAGCATATAGACCAGACTAATGAGAGTGACGGCAGTTTTTTGATGCGGCTGGCGCGCCAGTACGGTGCCATTGCATCGGTGAAAAATGGCAATCTGTTATTCATCCGGCAGGGACAGGGCAAAAGCGCCAGCGGTAAACCACTGCCGGTGATTACTATCGCACGTAAGGACGGCGACAGTCACCGCTTTACCCTGGCAGATCGCGGAGCTTACACGGGGGTAATTGCCAGCTGGTTGCATACCCGCGAACCCGCGAACCCGCGAAGAAAGAAAGCACTACGGTGAAGCGTAAGCGCAGGACTAAGAAGCAGAAGAAAGAGCCGGAAGCGAAGCAGGGCGATTACCTGGTGGGGACGGATGAAAACGTGCTGGTACTTAATCGCACTTATGCCAACCGGAGCAACGCTGAACGGGCAGCGAAAATGCAGTGGGAACGCCTGCAACGTGGCGTTGCGTCATTCTCGCTACAACTGGCGGAAGGGCGGGCAGATCTCTACACGGAAATGCCTGTGAAGGTCAGTGGTTTTAAACAGCCGATAGATGATGCGGAATGGACCATTACGACTCTGACACATACCGTCAGCCCGGATAACGGTTTTACAACCAGTATTGAACTCGAAGTGAAGATTGATGATCTTGAAATGGAATAAAGTGTTCTCAATATTGATATTTTGTGTATCATTACAATGATTCTGATAGCAAAGGTAGGGATCTGGATATGATGAATTGTCCAAAGTGTGGTCATGCGGCACACACAAGGAGCAGTTTTCAAGTAACTGAAAGCACCAAAGAGCGTTACTGCCAGTGCCAAAATATTAACTGCGGGAGTACTTTTGTTACCCATGAAACAGTGGTCCGGTTTATTGTGACACCCGCACTGATTGCTACTGCTCCTCCACATCCATTGCCAGGTGGTCAGGGGCATATGAATTTTTGAGAAAGAGAACCTGCTACGGCAGGTTTTTATTCATCTGGGATCTCACCCGTTTCAAGAAAATGTATAAAGCCAGGCTCATCTATGATGATTGTGCCTTTCATCCTGGCTGCCGATACTTTTGATGGGCCTGCATTGTAACCGCAACAGAGCATCTGAAGGCTTTGGGTTACAGAGGTTCTTACCGTTAATCCTTGTTCATTCGCCTTATCAACCAATCTTTCTTTATCTGCTTTCTTAAATCCGGTGAAACACACATCGAATGTATTTTTTTTCGGACCAGACTGCTTGGTGAGATGTGAGTAGTTTTCGGGGAGGAATGACGCGCACTCCTGAATGGCTTGTTCTGGTGAATCGTACTGTTTAAGAATGCGGTCTTTTCGGAAGGTTTTTATTCGATCGGTGTTCTTACAAATGCCCTGTATATGATTTTCGCTATAACTGATGCTCTGTATAGAGTGAACACCGATACGACCATTTGCATTGATGTAAACAAAGTGAAGTTCTTCCATGTGAAACCTCTTTGCATGATTTCAAGATGGCGACAGGCAAGATGGACGCAAAAGTCTGTCGCCATTTTGCCGCCACTACTAAAGAAAAAGGGGCTACGCTTTCACGTAACCCCTTGATTTATTTGGTGGAGCTGGCGGGAGTTGAACCCGCGTCCGAAATTCCTACATCCTCGGTACTACATGCTTAGTCAGTCTTTACATTCGCTTGCCAGCTGCGGACGGACACGCCACTAACAAACTAGCCTGATTAAGTTTTAACGCTTCAACCCCAGGCAGGGCTTCCACGCGATCTCTTTTGGGTTTGACCTCTCTTGATCCCCGTCCTAAGAGCGGAGGCTAGGGAGAGAGGGCTCTAAGCAGGTTATTAAGCTGCTAAAGCGTAGTTTTCGTCGTTTGCGACTATTTTTTGCGGCTTTTTACGAGGCCAACCGCCCCTCGGCATGCACCTTGGATTTCGCAAATCCCGTCGAATCCAGAATCAGCCCCAATGTGTAAAGGTAAGTATACCAGATTTATGAGCGCCATGACCAGCCTCAATGGCGTTATCGTTAAAGATTTAGCACCCATGTAGCCTGATTTTTATTCGATTAAGCAATGGAATGGCAACATTTGTGTCGGATGTGATAACCAATAAGATGTTCATTCGCGCCGCCGGAGAGGGAGGCGCGGTGAGGAACTGGTCAATAATTGGAGTGCAGGTTTAACGGTGGGCATTTTTCATGATACGCGCTTTATCCACCTGCCATTCGCGCTCTTTGATATCTGAACGTTTATCGTGCTGTTTCTTACCTTTGGCGACGCCGATTTTCACTTTGCACCAGGCATTTTTCCAGTACAGGGAGAGCGCCACTACGGTATAGCCTTCTCGATTGACGCGACCGTACAATGAGTCCAGTTCGCGCTGGTTGAGAAGTAACTTGCGGGTACGGGTAGGATCGCACACCACATGCGTGGAGGCCACGGCCATTGGCGTGATGTTAGCGCCAAACAGAAATGCCTCTCCGTCACGCAGAAGGACGTAGCTGTCGCTGATATTGGCTTTTCCTGCGCGCAGGGATTTAACTTCCCAGCCTTGCAGGGCAAGTCCCGCTTCGAACTCTTCTTCGATAAAGTATTCGTGACGGGCGCGCTTGTTAAGCGCGATGGTCGCTGAACCAGGTTTATGTGCTTTTTTCTTCGTCAT